TTGTGATATTGATGGCACCATTCTCAAATCAAAGTGGGACTACTATGATGAAGTTGAACCTATTTGGGATAATGTGACGGCTTTACTTAACAAAAAACAAAGTGGTTGTAAACTGGTCTTTATTACAGCTCGCCATGAAAAGTATCGTAAGTTGACACAGGACACTTTAAATGGCCTTGGCTTTGGTGATTGTCAGCTTGTTATGAATGTTCATCATAGTAAAAGAATACTTATAAATGATTATGCGAATTCTAATCCATATCCCACGGCAATTGCAATTAACATTGAAAGAGATAATGAAAACCTAGGAGATATGATTTGAATTTTATGCCAGATAAGAACCTGTTTATTGTTACATCGGCACTACAAGCCAATATTGGTGTGGTTGGTAATGAAGAACGATTAAAACAAACGATTGAAACTTTAGAGAATCTAAAAGAAAAAGTACCTGATGCTATGGTTCTCTTAGTTGATGGTTCGCCACATAATATTGATGAAAGTATAAAGAAACGAATTAGCGAATACTGTCAGGCAATTTGGTTCAATACGCATCCAGATGTTTATGCCATGGCTTCTTCTGGTCGTAAAAGTGAAGCAGAAATCATTATGATGTTTAACACTTTACTTCAAATTAAACAGAGTAAATCAATACACGAAATTAAAAGAATCTTTAAATATTCGGCACGAACAACACTAGAAAACGATTTTGATATTAATGAGTATGACAATTTATATGGCAAGTATGTGTTTAAAAAATCTATACCATCTTGGATGTCACCAGAACGAAAAATAAACATTACTGACCATCTTTATATCACGAGGATGTTTTCGTTTTGTCCATCATTAATAGATAATTATTTACAAACATTACAACCAATATTAAACAATGTCATTACACACGGCATTGATACAGAACACTCACATTATTTGTGCCTAGATAAAAGATATGTGGTTGAATTTGATAGAATAAAATGTGCTGGCATTGTAGCGGGCTCAGGTGAAACGGAGAGATATTAATGGACTTATGGAACTATTTTCAAAATAATACAGGTAAAAAAATTACCAAATGGAAACATTACTTTCCAATTTACGAAAAACATTTTGGCCCTATACGCAATAAACCAATTAAAATTTTAGAAATTGGTATTTTGAATGGCGGTTCATTAGAAATGTGGCGATACTATTTTCCCGAAGCCACTATTGTAGGAATTGATATTGATCCTAACTGTAAACAACATGAAAAAGAAGGCATTAATATTCGCATTGGCGACCAAACCGATGAAAAGTTCTTACAGAGCTTAATTGATGAATTTGGTGATTTTGATTTGATTATTGATGATGGGTCGCACCATGTCAATCATGTTAATAAAACCTTTCAGTTTCTATTTTCAAAATTGGCCAATGATGGTATTTACTTTATTGAAGATACTCATGCAGCCTACTGGAGTTCTCACGGCGGCAGTATTACCGCACCAGAATCCATCAATAATGTTGCAAAAGAGATGATTGACAGTATTAATGCTGACCATGCCAGAGGCCAAAAACAACCCAATTATTTCACAAAGAATATTAGGTGTATGTCGGTCTATGATTCTATCATTGTTTTTGATAAAGGAGATGTGGGTGAAAAGATACCTATGGAAATAGGGTCTGGTGGCACAACCCAAGCCCATGTCCCAAATGATGGTATTATCACTATCAGAACGCACTAAATAACTAAATACCACATTAGATAATCAACTGCTGTAGAGGCGGAGAAAAATGAAATTTGGGTTTGTGTACCTATGGTACGATACAATTAGAAAAAAATACTATCTCGGAAGTCATCTAGGACTTCCAACGGATGGTTACATTGGAAGTAATCGCCGTTTTCAATCCGCCTTCAAAAGTAGACCAAATTCTTTCAAACGAAGAATTTTAGAATCCTACGAAAAAATAACTTCTAAAGAATTACTTGCTAGAGAACAATATTGGTTGAATATGATTCAACCTATTGAGCTTGGAATTGATTATTATAATGAGAAAAAGGTGGCATCCGGTGGAGATATAATTACTAACTTATCAGAAGAAAAAAGAAAAGAACATTCAATAAAATCAGGTTTAGCATCTAAAAAGTTTTGGAATAATATTTCACCTGAAGATTATGAAAAAAGAAGAAAAATTGCTTTTGGTAGCAATAAATTTGATAGAAGTTACATGAAGGAACGCCAAAGTAAGTTGTTTTCCAAACAAGCTATTGTTGTTTTTCCTGATGGGGAACAAAAAGTTATTAAAAATATCGCTGACTTTTGTAGAGAAAATAAATTAAACTATGGAAATTTCAAAACCATGTTGCGTGGAGAAAAATACAATTCTTGCGGTGGATTCAAAGGTCACTATCTATGAAATTTAGAGAGTTTTTAACAGAACAAAAAGAAAAACATGCGGTTATGGCATTTGGTCGCCTAAATCCTCCAACTCTTGGCCACGAAAAGCTCGTCAATAAAGTCAAAGACATCGCTGACAAAGTTGGCGGTTCCGCACATATCGTTGTTTCCCACTCACAAGATCCAAAGAAAAACCCCCTCACTCCAGCACAAAAAGTAAAACATGCCAAGCGTGCTTTTCCTGGTGTGAATGTGACCGCATCCAGTCCTGATGCACCAAATTTTTTAGCACAGGCTGCAAAATTACACAAACAAGGCGTTACACATCTTCACATGGTTGGTGGCCAAGACCGTGTTGGAGAATTTCATAAGTTACTCCACAAATACAATGGCGTTAAAGGGCCACATGGTTCTTTTAACTTTAAAAAAATTGAAGTTCATTCTGCCGGCGATAGAGATCCTGATGCAGAAGGTGTAGAAGGCATGTCAGCATCTAAAATGCGTGAACATGCATCAAAAGGTAATTTTAAAAAGTTCCGCTCTGGTGTTCCATCAACCATGTCTGACCAGCATGCAAAAGAAATGTATGACCATGTTCGTAAAGGCATGAAGATTGACGAGGACATTAATTTTGAATTTGAAGAATTGCTTACTGAAGGTGTCAATGATAAAAGTATTTTCAAAGCTGTATTTTTAGCAGGCGGTCCAGGTTCTGGTAAAGATTATGTTTTAGACAATACTTTAGCTGGTCATGGTTTAACTGAAATTAATTCAGATAAAGCATTAGAGTTTTTGATGGACAAAAAAGGTCTTGACAAACGAATGCCAGAGAATGAAAAAGAAGCAAGAGATTTTGTTCGTAATAGAGCTAAAAATATTACAGAACTAAAACAACGCCTTGCACTTACAGGCCGCAATGGTCTTATTGTAAATGGCACAGGTGATGACCATGAAAAAGTAAAACGCATTAAAACTGCTTTAGAGAATTTAGGTTATGACACCTCAATGGTAATGGTCAATACAAACGATGAAGTATCAGCACAAAGAAATATTGAAAGAGGTCAGCGTGGCGGTAGAACTGTACCTGAAAATATTCGCAGACAAAAATGGGAAGCGGTACAAAATGCCAGACCAGAATTAGCAAAACTATTTGGTGACAGATATACTGAGTTTGATAATTCTGAAGATTTAAGAACAGCTGCACCAGAAGTTGTTAAGGCTAAAAAAGATGAAATGCTAGAACTCTACAAAGGAGTTAAAGAGTTTATTTCTCAACCACCTGCATCACCAGCGGCTGAAGAATGGATTGCAAAAGAGATGCAAAGTGCTGATAGATTACCTGTACCAAAAAATGGTGCAGAGATGGTACCACATCCAGAATCTGGTGCGGCTGAAGAAGCAAGAGAAATGGGATTACAGTATTATGGTTTTGGTCGTTATGGCCGAAACGGAAAAGTCACTCATCGTTCGGTACACGATAAATTAGTTGAAGTTCAGAAATATCAACAAGACACACCAAATCTTCCTGTTCCTGGTACATCAATGAAGAAAAAAGTAAACGAAGAATTTGAAGAAGTGTTTGCTGAAGATTTGCGTAAATGGTTTAGTAAGACAGACCCAGCAGGTGATTGGAAAAGAATCAATAGTAAAGGCGAAGCAATTGGCCCTTGTGCAAGAGAACCAGGTGAACCAAAACCAAAATGTATGTCAAGAGCAAAGCGTGAATCTCTTACAAAAAAAGAAAGAGCCTCAGCTGTTCGTGCTAAACGCAAGCATGATCCAAATCCAGAACGCAAAGGTGAACCAATTAATGTTTCTAACTATGGTAAAGGTAAATTATCGGAATCATATTCTTTATCCGATTCAAGTGCATTGAACCTATTACTGTTAGGTACAAAAATAGATGAATTGGATTATGATAATTTTGAAGAAGAAAAGAAAGAAATGAAACTTCTCAAAGATGGAAGTGGTAAAGTAAGGATTTTCATGTTACGCCGTGCAGCTGCAAAAGAAGCGCACACGACTGACGGCACAGTTATGCCATATAAAAATGGTTATGTAATTAAATTAAAAGAGGAGAACGAAAATGTTCAAAGCACTAATCAACTATCTGAAATTGAAACCAAAAAATACAGAATCAACGAAGGAGTTGCCGAGCTCACAACCGGACAAGAATACGCCAGAGGTGAAGGCATCACCGGCCC